TCTTCTCAACATAGAATCCACTCGGAAGGATAACTCGGCAATTTGATCAATTTGTCGAGGGGTCAATTTTACGGCTTTCTCCGCCTCTAATGCTTCGTTGCATACTTCTACCATCTTCTCTACAAACTCACGCTGCCACGGGCTTAGTTTTGCCCTCTCAATTGATTCTAGTTGGTTGAGTACCTCCTGGGTTTTCTCAACTCCCTGTGGACGAGGTATCCACCGCACAAACTGGTCACAATCCAAGCAGACCAGTTTCTTGTAATAAGGGGGTTTGGTTTTCTGCTCTTCCAGGTTTAGAGATCCACAATGCGGACACGGTGGATTTGATGAGATTAGAGACGGGGGCATGATTTTATTTTTGATTGTGGGACACCCCGGAAAGATTCTTTCTCTCTGGGTTTTCATTATAGCAAAATCCGGCCCCTCCCTCCCTCAAAAAAAATCCGCCATTATATCTACTGGAGGAGAGTGTTCTTCTTTAAAGGCTACACACTCATTTTAGTGACCCTGTATATTTGTCTTTCCAAAATATAACCTTAACCTGTGATCACACTGAATTTGATCACACTGAATTTTGATCACAGTGTTTTTTATTAATCTTCTATTATGTTTTGGTGTGACAGCCATTATCTCGTTGTTTGTATCATAACTTGATACCATTTTAAGAATTCCTTTATAATGGCTAGATAAAGCCCCCCATAAAGATTACAGCAATTTTTTGAATGTTTTACTAAATAACCAAGTAGCTATATGGTTATAACGCTATGTAGTTACTGAGTTGTATTGGGGTATGGGTATATAGCAACTGTTGTGTCCGATCACACTGAATTTTTAAGGGCAAAAAAATCTCACATCACCAAACAATTTATTTTGATATGACCTGTCACACCAAAAAAAAAATAGAGTCAACCTTGAGGGAGAAGTGAGATCGGGCGAAGGTAGCTCAGGGTAAATTTGGACAGGTTTTGAATAAAGATCAGGTAGTCGGGAATGGTAAAACCAGACTATTTGCATCTCCCTTTTTGAGAATCCCTGGAATATTTCTTTAAAACCCCGTCCTTTTATATGGATGACTCAGTATCCAATGTAGAACGATACAATAGCCTCACAATAGCTTGATGTGTAAGGATTTGGCATAAGGATACCCAGGCCCACTGAAACGGGCTGCCTCCCTTCTATTCACTAAGAAATCAATGAAATAAAAAAGGTGTGATTTTCTTGTATAGAAATTATTTTACAAAGTCCCGTTGATCTATAAGAATCCAACCTTAAAATTATAGTGATAACTTCTGATCAGAAGGGTTTTATCATGCCAATTCCTGTTAGTTTTTTCAAGATTACAAGAGCCGGGAAGGATTACGCCTTCAAGCCTGAAGACATCTCGTTCGGGGACGACGAAACTCTTGAGGTTAAATTAAATCAAGGGGGAGATATAGCGGTTATCCCTCTTGTAAAGAAATCCGTGACGCTAACAATTCAGGGTGCTGTTGACGATGATCTTGATACGTTTGAATCCGAAAGAACCCAAAACGTCCAAAAATTAATCGACAATCAGCCAGTCGGTGCGAACATGGCTTTTGCAAACTATATTATTTATAGTGCTTACTTGCGAAAAGTGACACCCACTGCCCCAATTACCGTGTCAGGGAAAACCTTGTTTGACACGATTGAGCTAGAGTTTGCTTCCCGTGTTTACATTTAATTTTATACTATCTAAGTCAATCAAGGCTTAGGTAGTAACCCCTAAGATTTATGTATAAAAGATGACATCTGTACTTTATGGACAAAATTAAGATTCGATGCTCCGCCAACAGAAATCCAGGTGAAGTTAGCGATCGCCCAAGCACATTTTGATATTGGTAGAAGTAAACTTAATTAAGCAAAAACAAAGTATAATAGACCTATTAGCATTAAAAACGAAAATCAATTATGAAAGCCAAAAAAACTGCTGTTGAAGGACAAAAGAAAATTAAAACCGTTCCTCCTGCTGTTGTATCCGAAGATGAGGATGCTTTAGGGGAAGGGGAGACATTGCAGGAATTTGATGAAAGAATGGCTAAGAAATATCCAAAAAGAAGTTATGACGATTTGACAGAAGAGGAAAAACGCGAACGTGCCAAACGTTTTGTAGCTCAAGGGCCGGAAGACTGGTAAACCCCGACCTGCACCCGTACAGAAAGACTCGGTAAATCTATTCTCAAAAACAATGGTCACTACCTTAAACCGTCAAAATCCCCCTAGCTTTGATGCTGCCCCAACAGAAGTGCAGATGAAACTTGGTATTTCTCAAGTCTTGTCGATGCCATTTGCCTACAACTCTCCGGTTATCGTTCTGGATTTTGAAGTAGGCAACAAAAACATCATCAAAGGACGGTTTAAGGACGCCATTAGATCCCGTGTTTTTGAGTTTGAGATTGGGGATTCCATTACCTTTAAGCCGTTTACCTGGAAAAGAATAGACAGCGCGGATATCGATCCAGTGGTGTGGGAAGAATTTTCTAAAGGGTACACCTATCGGTATGACGCAGTTAAAACCAAGAGGAAGGAAAAACCTAAGTGTGGCAATACTTCCTATAACTGTGGCAAAGCCTGTATTGGGTTGAATAAAAACTGCAAATCAGATCTACCGGATAAACCCTCCCAAGAAAAAGTCGATAAACTCAGAGCCGCAGCAGGGAAATTTAAAGCCGTTCAGGATGATCCAACCAAGAAGCAAGAAGATAATAAATTAACTCCAAAGCCACCGGAAACAAAACCGACACTAGCGAACGAAGATAAAATGCGCGATACACTAAAGAAAGCTATCGCGGAAAATGAGTTAAATAAAAGTTTAGCAGAAACAGCTTATCAAAAATACCACCAGTATCAAAACGGACTAAAAAATGAAGCAGAAGGTTTATCATCTCGGTCTATCGCTAGTTTATATCAAATCCCCCACGCCACTGCTGTAGCTAGAATTAACGGACTTAGAGAAGCTGTTGGACTAGGAGGGTCTAATGCTGTATCTGTTGACAAAGAATTAGGGGGAAGAATTAACGACCTTTTAAATAATGGGAAACAAATTAAAATTAATTTGTCAGGCGGTCAACTAAAAGATCAGAAAAAAGAACCAAGTCAAACAACAATTAATGCTGACAAAAAATGGTCTGACTTTTTAGAATCTAAAAATGTTACAGAGAAAGGACTTAGAAAACTAGACCCTGAGACTAGAAAGAAAATTACAGAAGAATTTGAAAATACTCGGATTGAAGAAAGGGCTCAGGAGTCAAGAAAAAGGAAAGGTCTATCACTACCTGAAGACCCCAAACCATCCCCAGATTCAACAGGGGTTAAGGGTGCGGGGGGTAAATCGGTTGATCAACAATATAAGGATATTATTGCCAGTTCTAAAGATCCAAAGGGAACAGAGGAAGCTATAGCAGAGGCTTTATCCGGCACTTTGGATTACAAAAAACAAACCTATGAGCGATATTTAGCAGCACAGGCAAGTGGAACAGTCCCGCCAGGATATGAAAAACGTTATCAGGAACATATTGATCAATATAAACCCGTTATTGAAGCGGAGCAATTCTTTAACGAGAGAAGACAGAAGGCGGTCAATGGCGACTTTGAAACAGAAGCCGAAGTAATGGCTTATATGGGGTCATTGAAAGGGAAATATAAAAACAGTTATGAATTTTACGACAGCCCAGAATATACCGAAAAAAGAAGTAAAATAGAATCAATAATTAAGAATAATTACGAACTTCCCCCACCTTTATCTGGCAATATCCCGCGCAGTGAATTAAAGAAAACTTTAAGCCCAGGGGATAAATTGTTGGTGAAAGAAAACACCTATGGCTCTATGGGGAGTTCGGGAAATAATAATATTCCTACTGGGTACAACATCAGGGAAGGGGGAGAAGTAACCAAGGTTGCTGTCACGAATGTTGTGGCTAAAAAGCAATATAGCGGTCAACAAAACGCATTTGAGTCTAAGACTCCAATGAAAGACATTACTCATGTCATCCGAGATGGTAAACGTTACAAAGTAGATGATTCTGATAGTTCCCCTAATGACTTAAAGCCTGATGCCCTCAAATCCCAGAAAGCAGTAAAACAAAAGGCAGTAAAACAAAAGGCAGTAAAACAAAAGGCAGTAAAACAGAAAACAATAAAAGTTCAGGAGGTGCGATCGCCACAAGAATCCCCCTTAGTCCCGAAAGAGGAAATCGTCAAAGAGACTCCTAAATTAATAGGAGATGGAACCCACGAAGGAACCCCTAAAAACGCACAAGAATACTACGAGGCGATGGTTAAAAAAGGGGAAAACATTACTATAGAGGAGGCTGAGAAAATCATTAAATCAGTCAAAAGATGGATCACAGACTCCGATGAGGTCAGAGACGATCAAAAAGATGGGAGGCCAAATAAAAACGAGGAAAATATCAATAGGTTCATGAAAAGCATGACACCCTATGATGGGGATGTAAGTAGAGGGATTCTTTTTAATAGTAGAGAAGAAGTTGAGACGTGGTTAAAAGGGGATGAAAACGGCGTTTTAGACAACCAAAAAGCTCATGCTTCATGGACTTCTGATGACAAAGTAGCTTATGATTTTTCAAAAGCTAGCTACAAAGAAAATCCATCTTTGTCTCAATATGTAGAAGGAGCTTATCCTGTTATTATCAAGGCAAAAAACAAGACGGGGGTATCAATTAAGGATGTAGGACTAAAGCCTCAAGAATCGGAAGTTATTGTTTCAAAAGATGCCAAGCACAAAGTTAAGAGTGTTACTGAGAAAAATGGCATATTCTATGTAGAAACCGAAGAAATTTAATCAAGGACAAATTTATTTTCTGTTCGTCCAAAGTAAAAATGATATAATTTAATAATAATTGCCTCTCGCGGTGTTTACGCACTACGAGAGGCTTGTAAACCAACGCTTTCAAGGAGATGGTTCACTATGTCAGACATTATACGATCAATCCGTGCCGAAATGGTATTAGGCAACAGAAGTATTGACTGTTATTTGTTCCCAGACGGGGAGAAACGGATCGGAATCGGTGGTGCGAGTATTGCTATTGGACACAGTAAAGAGTATTTGGGCAGGTTGCAGAAAACGGAGTCTAAAGCCCTCAAAGAGCTACAGGGTATGGGTTTCACAGGTCGCACAAAAGACACTGAGGTTAAGATAGCCAGAGGTGCGACACGAAGCAAGACTATCTCATCCAGAGACTTTACGAAGTTAATCACATGGGATGCAGTAGTTAACAATAATCAAGATTCCATTATTTTGTTGGCTGCGTTTGCCGAGACGGGGTTGGATGACATATTGGAAAAAGTCTTCACACGGCAATCGTTGGACTTTCTGTTAGAAAAAATAGTCCACTATAGCAAATGGACTATGGAAGACTTACAAGAAGCCCTCGATGCAAACAACGATGATTGGAGAGTGATCAGGGAACAAGAGCAGTTTTTATTAGAGGGCTAAACATCAAATTTGTTTAACAGGTTAGTATGGGATATATGCTACTCTTAACCCCATGCTAACTCTAAAATTCGTTACCAACCAAGTCCAAAATTACCTCAATAAATTAATCAGAAAGTTTCAGAACCTCACACCTGAACTGCATAAAGTCGGGCAGTTTATGGTGGCATCAACCGATGAGAACTTCCAGAAGGAACAGAG